ACAACAAGATACAACAAAGAAGGCAAACCATTAACCATAGATGAGTTTGTTTCTGAGTTTATGACACAGAATGCACATTTCCAAGTTGCAACCCCTTCTGGGAGTGGAAGTGTTAGTAATGTGGGGAAGGTAAACGCACAGACCTTTAATTTGGCGGACTTAGACATGAATAATCCAGAGGATAGGAAGAAATATGCTGAATATAGAAAAGAGCGTAATTCTAAACCTACTGTGATTAATCTTAACAAATAACCGCTATTTAAAGGAGAAATAAAATGGCAAATGAAACAACAAGTAGTACGATATCGGAATTATATACCGAGATCGTAGCAGAAGCATTGTTTGTTGCTTCCGAGCAATCAATTATGCGAAATCTTGTGCGTAATTATACTATCGCAGGTGGTGGTAAATCAGTAGAAGTACCGATTTATGCAAATGTATCAGCGGCGGCAGTAAATGAAGCAACAGATTTATCAAACACAGCAATCAACCCTACATCTGTGACTATCACAGCTTCAGAGGTTGGTATTATGACAACACTCACAGACCTTGCTAGAAATTCAGCATCAAGAAATGTTGCAGGTGACATTGGAAGATTATTCGGTGAAGCTATTGCAAGAAAGATTGATGCAGATTTATCAGCATTGTTCACAGGGTTTTCAACAGAAAAAGGACCGGGTGCAGGTAATGAAATTGTAGTTCAAGATCTATTTGAAGCAGCAGCAGAACTTAGAACTAACAACGCACCGGGACCATACTATGGTGTCTTTCACCCAAAACAAATATTCAATGTCAAAAAGACATTAACAAATACATTTGTTGGTAGAGATACTGAATTATCAAACGAAGCTATGAGAACAGGCTTTGTTGGTAATATCGCAGGTGTACAAATATTTGAAAGTTCAAATATTTCTGTTGATGGATCAGATGACTCTATTGGTGGTGTATTCTCACAAGATGCTTTAGCACTTGCTATGATGCAAGATCTAAAGATTGAAAGTCAAAGAGATGCTTCATTAAGAGCAGATGAACTTGTAGCAACCGCAGTATTCGGTGTTTCCGAAATACACGATAGCTATGGAGTTAAAATCACAGCAGATACTTTAGCTGCATAATAAATAACAATTTAGGGGTGGGTTTTTCCCACCCTTATGTTAATAATAATTATGGCAACAACAGATTTTTCAGTAAACTTAGCAGAAGTACAAAAATATCAACCAGATATTGCTGAGTTTGGCATTACAGATTTTGATACCCAATTACAATTCGCAGAAGATGATGTCATCAGACAGATTAGAGAAGAATGGTGGGAAAGATATAGACACACAGTCAGATACAAAGATATTACAAAGATTACATCATTAGAGTTGGTAAACTCTAAATTAACAGACGCACAATGGAAAAGGTGCGTAGTTTACAAAGCATTATCAGATTACATTTACCCAATACTATCAAAGTTCAAAGATCCAGATGGTGGAGATGGTAAAGATACTTTTCAAAATAAAATGGATTATTATAGACAAAAGTATGCTGAGGAATTCCAAGCAGTACTAAGAGATGGTGTTGAATATGATGAGGACAGTAGCGGTACAATCCAAGCTAGTGAGAAAGAGCCAATTCATATGTTAAGATTGCAGAGGTAGATATGTGTGAATGTAATGGCGAATGCGTATGTAGATAATGGTTGCTTCTGTCACCATCAAATCTAATACAATTCAATTAAGCAAAAGTTTACGAGAACTTCAAAAGAAATTTCCAAACGCTATTAGACAAGCGTTGGCAAATGTATCAGCTTTACAAATAAGAAACATCAGAGATAGAACCCAAAGAAAAGGTGTATCTGTCAATGGCTCACCTTTTAAACCTTATTCATTTGGCTATAAAAGAGCAAAGGTTAAAGAGTCTGGAGTTGTTGATCTTACTGATACAGGACAGATGTTTAGTTCTTTAACAAGTAAAATTACACCATCAAAGGGTAGTTTGTTTTTTAGAAATATGTTTAGTAATAAAAAAGCATTTTTTCACGATATTGCAGGTGCAGGTAAAGGTAAAGTAGTCAGACCATTTTTTAGTATTAATAGACAAGAAGAAAAACAAATAGTAAAAGTATTTGAAGATAAGATTGCTAGAATATTACAATGAGTAAAAGAGAAAGTATTGCAGGGAATATAATTACAGTTTTAGACGCTGTATCTTCACCTATTGAATTCAAGAAGCTAACAAGAGAACCCTTTGATCCAGAGGAACTATCAAACGCACAGTTCCCTGCTATGTTTATCTCTACAGGAGATGAAACAAGAGAAGATTTATCATTAGGTGCAACAGCTAGTGGATCAAGAAGTGGTACAATAGATTTTGTTATTGTTGCTTTTGCAAAGGGTACAGATACAAATATAGATACTAAAAGAAACCAATTAATAGAAGTAATTGAAGAAACACTAGACGCAGATAGAACCAGAGGTGGGAATGCATTAGAAACAAAAATTGTAGAAGTTTCTTCTGATGAGGGAACACTTTACCCTTTGGGTGGAGTGAGAATTGTGGTAAGAGTTTTATATGAGTTTACTAGAGGTACAGCATAATGGCTAAAAGAATTACTTTATGGAAAGATGGATATTCTAAAGAAATTTGGGATAGTGAACTAGACAAGTTTCTTTCATTAGGTTATACACTTAGTGAAGAAAAAAAATCTACTAAAAAGAAAAAAAAGGTAGAAGAACAAACAAAGGAGAATGAAGAATGGCAACCCATGTCGGAACAAGTGGATTAGTTAAAGTTGGCGGTACTACTGTCGGTGAAGTAATCGGTTTTTCTATTGATGAAACACAAGATACTGTAGAAGATACAACATTAACTGACTCAAAAAAAAGCTACAAAGTTTTAAGGGGAGATGCTACAGCTACTGTCGAATGTCATTTTGACGAAACAGATAGTGGTCAAGAAGCATTAGATGTAGGCACACAAGCAACTTTGGAATTATATCCAGAAGGTGCAGATAGTGGCGATAAATACTACTCTGGTAGTGGTATCGTGACAGGTGCTTCTATAGCTGTGACTCTTGATGGTATTATTTCCAGAACTTTTAACTTTCAAATTTCTGGTGGCATATCTCACTTAACTGTATAATATCTAGTATTATATGGCAAAAAAATATTATCTTGAAGGTGCTATAACACATTTCAAGCATCAAGAAACAAGAATAATTGAAGTTCCAGAATGGAACTTAGTTGGTGAAGATGCGATCTATGTGAAACCTTTTACTCTTATAGAAAAATCTGAAATTTTTAAGGGTACAACTGATAACGATTTGACAGTTTTAATTGATGTAATAGTAAAAAAAGCATTAACAAAAGATGGTGATAAAATGTTTGATCTAGAAGCAAAAATTAAAATGAAAAGATTTGTAGATCCAGATATTATTGGTAGGATTGCTACGCAAATCATGGGTAATTCCGAAGATACTAACTCACTAAAAAAAAACTAAATTCTGACTCAAATCTGCGATTTTATTTTTTCCTTGCAGAACAATTACATAAAACTATTGGTGAAATAATGCAAATGCCTTATGAGGAGTTTGATCTTTGGGTAGCGTATTACTCAGTAAAATCAGATGAACAGCAAAAAGAATTGAATAAAAGGAAAATGCAAGGTAAGAAATATTAATGACAAAAAAATTGAATATTGACATACTTGCTAGGGATCAAACAGCAAGAGCATTTAGATCTGTCAATAGTGGATTAGAAAATGTTAGAAGAAGGGTTTTTAATTTAAGAAATGCTTTAATAGGTATTGGATCACTTGCAGTTCTTAGAGGTTTTGTAAATGCAGGAATAGAAGTTGAAAATCTTGGCGTTCAATTAAATGCCTTATTTGGATCAGCACAAAAAGGACAGAAAGCACTAGAGCAAGTTGTAAAATTTGCTTCAACAACACCATTTGAATTAAGAAATATACAACAAGGTATTACAGCTTTGGCAACTGTTGCTGATAAAGCAGAAGGTGCAGGTATATCTTTTGATGAACTTCTTAAAATAACAGGCAACACAGCTACGCTTTTAGGTAATGATTTTGCTCTTGCTTCTTTACAAGTTCAAAGATCTTTTAGTGCAGGTATATCAAGTGCGGAACTCTTTAGAGAAAGAGGTGTTCGTGCTATGGCAGGTTTTGAAGAGGGTGTAAGAGTATCTGTAGATGACAGTATCAAAGGTTTAGCAAAAGCATTTGGTACAGGTGGAGAGTTTGGAAATCTAATAGATGATTTAAGTAGAACTTTATTTGG